TTATCTGAATCGTGACTTTGCGAACTTCATCGGTCAAACGTAAACCTCCTTGTATTCGATCGGACGATTCCATCTGTCGGCGAATTCTCTAGTGGTGGCGAAGCGCAGCATCATCAATCCGTAACGGGTGGCACACATTAGATCGTCCATCTCTTTAACGACCTTTCCGTCTTTACGGTGATAGAGACGAAATTCAGTCCACCAATCGTGATGCTCCTTAAAGACCTTTAGCTTGCCGGTCCTCATCCTATCCAACATCGTCATTAAGCCGGCCTCGACGCTCGCCGAGCCGTCTGGAAAGGCTGCGGGCTGGGACAGCATATAGAGACCCTGCGCCCGATATTGCTCGCTTAAGGCAATGCCAGCACCTTCCAATGTTTCTCGCTTGCCGTCTCTCGGCCAGGCCCAGCGTAAATCTCGGCCCCAGGAGCGAAGCGCTGCAGCGTGTTCGATCGGCGTTGACTCTTTCAGCCGATGTATGCGGCTCACATAGACAATATCGGAGTCGCGATCCCACACCAGCTCGACCGCGGCAAAGGGGTGGTCCCAGCCGAAATCCATGCCGCCGATACGTGGCCAATGGCTCGGGAAATCTCGATGCTCGATGCAAATTCTGGATTCCTCGATCGGGAAGATTCTGCCCGAGCCAAGGATTGGAATGCCCTTGGTTCTGGCTTCGACCTCATGTTTTGGATATGAGGCGATAATTCTCTGCTTCTCTTCCGCCGAGAAATGGTGAACGTCCTCGATGCTCATCATCTGGACATAGCGGTCGGGCGACTTCTCATGAAGAAAACGGCGCACAACCTCACTGACGCCCAGCAGTGGCGTTTCGGTCATCCAAACTGGACCATTGCCGACGTTGGTTCTGGTGAGAAGCTCCGTGTAGATATCAATCGGGGCTTCCTCATCGGCCCAGGCCCAGTCCAGGGTTTCTCCCTGAAACGCCTCTCGCTCAGCCGCGTACGACTTGAGATAATCAGCGATACGCCGCCCGACACATGGGCAATCTTGATCATGCCGATTAAGTCAGCAATGCCGCGAGCGGTCACGGTTTCAAGAATGCAATCCTTGGGAATGGTGCCGCTGCCGACAGCACCCGAGCGTCCGAGCAGAAGGCGCTGCACCGTATCCCTGGCCACTTCGCCGGATACGCTACACGCCCATCCTACGGTCGGCTTGTCGAAGCGCTTGCCTTCCCACCAATCGGGATAGCGCCCGGTCGCATGCATGGCCGCTTCCATGGCGCCGGCTAATGTCTTGCCGAGCTGGTTGCCGCAGCAAAACAATCGCTCGCGATACTTGGCGCCGGCGTTGTGGAATTTCGCTTGGAGAGGGTACGGCTTGTAGTATTGCAGGCGATTAGTGGTGTGTCTGCGTTCCTTCTCCGCTTCTAACGTCCTCAATAGCGTTTCGGATCTTTCCGCGGAGTTGGTTGATAAGTCCATCAATTTCCTCGTCGCTCAATTCAGTGAGCCTGGAGTCGGTGATTTCAAATTCCTTCGGCAACAGGGCTGCCGTGACCTTGACGAATCCGCTGGGATCTTCCCGCGCCATAATCTTTAAGCAGGCAGGGCCACTCTGCTCCCATTCAAGCGCAAGGTCTTTCAGGAACGCTTCGCCAATCTTATTGCGCGAGCCCTTGATCCGGCCCGAGCCTGGTACCTTGGGCTGTCCCTTAACAAACGGTCTGCCGATACTCATTCTTGCTGCCCTCCATCGAAGCTGCCGACACGGGCATGTTGGCCAACGGTTTTTTTCAGGTCGCCGTAAAGCTGCTTGGTGCAAACTGGCTTGAGGAATTCGGCGGCTGCGGACTGATCGTCTGTGCCATAGTAGCCGCGGTCCAAGCCGTCGGTGTTGTCCTTAGACTTTTTCATTTCGTTGCCTTCTCTTTGTCCTTGCGGATGGTGATATGAAGTGGCCTTTTTGAATCGGCCTCACGGTCCTTGCGATGCTGCTCAAGGTCGCTGATGCGCTCGTGCAGCTCGGCGGCGGTCGGCCCGGTCTCGGGCTCCTTCCGACAATGCTCAGCGTGCAGTTCAGTCAGCTTACGGAGATTGTCGTAAAAGGGCCGCAGCCGGGCGAACTGCTTGTCGTCGTTGACGAGGGGCAATAGAGCACCGGCGAGGTCCGTCACCGTATACGTGAGCGTGCGCAGGTATTCCCACGTGGCCTCGTCGCTCATTCGGCCTCCAGCAAGCTAAGCACGACGGCGCAGCCACATTGAACATTACGCGTTAACATGGCGCGTATCTGCTCGACTGGGATAGATGAGCCATCGCGGCTAGCCTTTATGGCGGCAACCTTGCCGTCGATGTAGTTTTCAATGAGCCCTCTTAGGCGAAGGATTTCTCCGCCTAAGTCAGGAGTGATCGCAGGCTTGCGTTTTGTTGCCAGCATTTATTTTGGCCTCTTGATTTGGTGCTGGTTGCCCTGGAATCCCGAGCCCGACGGGCCGTCGCCCTTGACGCTGTAGCGAGGCGGACCAGAACCAACGCCATGGCCTTTCGGCAATGGGCTGCCGCCAGTCAACAGCGGGCCGCTTGGGCCACCAAGATCAACTACCCACTTTGAACGGTCTTCCGCGACAGTAACGCTATCGCCAGTCCAAGACGGTTCAAGAAACGCTTTGTCGTCCGCGCTATTGGAGAAGCCATATTCTTGGCCGCGGCTGACGCCGGTGTCGTCATCTTTGGTGCCATTGTAGCCGATACCGCTGGCCGACGCTTCCCACGGGTCGCGTTCGATGCGGAGAAAATCAAAATTGTTATCGTCATCGCCATAACCGTAGGCGCCTTTCTTAAGAAACTTCTTTGACGGAGGACTCATTTGCAGTGTTTCCTTTCATGTTGCATTTGCGACAAGCCGCCATCTCGTTTTGATAACGGCGAATGACTTTCTCGCGCTCATGCTCCATCCGGCCAAGCGCTGCTTGGACTTCCGGCGGGAGCAGGGGCCACGCGAGTTTCTCAGTTCTGTTCCATGACCGCGGCGGCTCGGGGGTCAGGATTCGTAGCAGCTCGTTCCGCGGCGCCGCACAAGAGACAGGGTTCGGCATCCCTTCATTGTCATGAAGCTTCATGATCGCTTCGAGTGCGGCCATGATGCGCTCTGCCGGCACGCCCGCGGCAGACTCAGTCCGAATAAACGCCGCAACGCTGCTCGGCATGGCCGGGCAGAACTTAACGCCGACGCTTTTGCAGTAGGCCGCCCAGTGGCGCAAATACATCAGCGCCTCGGAATCGAGATAATACTTGGGAACGGCCGGCCTGATCTGCGCCGCTATTCGTTGCTCGTTATTTTCCTGCGCTGTTTGGATTTGTTCTGCGAGCGTCATCGGCCAGCGCGAACCATGGCGGCGTGGATGGTCCTCAGCTCCCGCTGGTGGGTGAGCAATTGTGCATCGCCCCTGCTTGCGTAAGTCTTGCGGTCGAGCGATTCGCGAAGCGCGGCATCGTAAGTTTTCATAAAACTAATGCGATCCGCCGGGCCCAACAACAGGAAGTCGCGCTTGGCGCTCTCAAACTCGCCCTCGACGTCGCCCGCCAAATATTTGTTACTCTCAGCTAATGAAGCATGATCGTAGTCGGCCATTGATTTCTCCTACCGGCGGGAATTACGTCGGGCGATTAAGAGTTCGGCCGCGTCTTTCCAATTGCCGGTCTTATCTAGCTTGTTGCTGCGGTATTTAATTTCGGCGTCGGCCGCCGGCATGCGTTCGACGTTGCCGCTGCCGGGACGCTGCACAACGCCCGGAACAGGCTTCTGCAACTTGCTGGCAATGCTCTTGCGAGCGAGTCGATTTTTTGCCGCTTCATAGATCATCTTCTGTGCCGGCAATGATCTGAGATTGGGATTGCTAGCCCAGGCCTGCGCTAATTGCTGATCTGTTGCGCCCCACTCCTGTTTAAGCATTTCTCGGGCTTCCTGCTGGATGGCCTTGAGTTCGGACTCGCTACACTCCTTCGCCGCCCACGAATCAAATTCTGAATCCTGAAAACTACCCCAGCGTGAAAATTCTTGCTGCGCTACTTGCTGGTAAGCCGCCTGCTGCGCTCCCGCAGCCTGCTGCCACTCGCCAAGTACACGGCGCACAGCCTCCACGTGCCCCACCATTGCTTGGGCGCGCTGTGGATTGCTTTTCGCAACCACTCCGATTGCTACTTGCAACTGTGCCGGATCAGTCAGGCCCTGCAATTCGGGATAGCTGTGGAGCAGGGCCGCTGCTGCCGCGGAAGCATTCTGTTGGGTCGCCTGGACGTAATACTGAGCCGCCGCATTGGCCTGAGCATTTGCTTGGCCGACATAGTCCTGCACTGCGGCTAGGACTTTCGGATTCTGCAAAGCGCGGGCAACCTCATCATCGCCCGCCTGCTGTTGCTGTTCCGGTTGTCCCTCCGGCTGGGTAATCTGCTGTTGTTGCTCGACCGGCTGCGGATTGCGCAACTGGTCAATCGCTTGTTGAACCTGAAGGCTCTCTAGCTGCTCGAGCTGGTCGCCAATGCCGCGTCGATAATTGCTGAGGTCAAAGGCCGCCTGTTCGGCCGAAACCGTCTCGTTTGCGGGCATCGGCTTGCCCGAGTCTTCCCCGCCCTGATGCAGATATTGAACCGGGTCAACGGGCCGCTCCGCTGATCCCCGTCGCTGATTGATGAGGTCGGCCGCTTCCTGCGCATTCTCCAGCGTGTCAGCTTCGGCTTCCTTGACGGGATTATGAGGACGCATGGGCTCGTAGCCAAGCCCGCGCTCAACACCGCGGACGCCGTAGTCCTCGCCTCGCTCTGGCGCAACTGGCGCCTGCGTTTCCTCATCCTTCTGCCAACGCTGGCTGCTGAGAACTCGTGCCGCTTCCTCAACGCTCAATGCTGATTGGTCTGACATCAGGACATCTCCGATACACTGACGAGCGTGCCGCTCGACGTGCTTGTGGACGTAAAGCCGAGAATCTGGCCAGGATTGCAGGCGAAGTAATCGCCCGATGCGGTGTTGGCGGCGATGTACGTTCCGGCCGGCCCACCATTCGCACTCAGGAATGAGCTGGTTGAGAACATCGTGCCAGTACTATCTAAGACCGCGACCCAGCCACTAATCTGGGAAATGACGCGGACCTGAAAAGTTTCAGGACCGAATTTGGTCGAGAAACTAGTTCCAGACCCGGTATAAGTCAGGGGCTGGCCGTTAGTGATCTTAGATGAGCCTGCTTTAGCCCATTGGGCTCCCATAAAATTCTCCTAAAAGTCAGCCGAACCAGGTCCGGCGCGGTTGGTGACCGCGGTCATAACTATTGTTTTGAAATAGACGACGCAGAAACCGAAGGAAGGCGCGCATTAGTTAGGCAACCCGTTTGGCCTCAAGTTTGGCGGCCAAATCCTTGAGCGCCCGATCGCCCACTTGCTTCTCAAAGGCAGCAAGGGCGGCAGCATTGTTGTCCGCGACCGTTTGCTTTAGTTCGCTGTGGAGAAGATTCCGTATCGAATCCATTTCAATTAGATAGCCGTGGCCTTGCGCAACGCTCCTAAACACCTGACTGCCAGTGCGGATGCGCTCAAGGTGGTCGGCGAACTCGTAATTGCTCGGCTGCACCGCCCAGTCGGTCGAAATGTCGTGCTTGCGTGCGGCATCAATGGCGGCTCGGGCTTCTTCGGTTTTCGACTGCTTGTCCAGGCGATCCTTTAGGCGAGCGAGCGCGTGCTCAGAGATGTGCTGCTCGAAGGCAACAAGCTGCGCTTTGTGCTCGGCATCGACAACAGCCTTCAGGGCCTGGCCTAGCTCCGCGACCTTATCGCCGCCGTGGGCCTTGTGTAGTTTGAGGAAATCGGGATGCTGGGCGAGCTTCGAGAGATTATTTGGTAAATCGTAGTTATGAGGTTGAATCGCAGAAGTCATTGATTTTGGTTCCTAATTTAAAATGGATTTTGGGTTAAGCGGCGCCGCCGGTAATGACCGTAAGGCAGGGCCGTTTGGTTTCGAATTCGTCGTCGCCCTTGATGCGGCGATTAGTGCAATCAAAGATTGCCGCATAAACGCGCCGGTCTTCCGGGCGGATCAGCGGCGACTCGCTGAGCTGATGCAGGGTTTCATGAGCAAGCCGCGCGCCCTCGTCGGTAAGCGCCGAGCAAAGACTGACGTAAATGCCGCCAAGACAGCGGCCCATTGCGTTGTAATCCATCGTTGATTCCTTATGAAAACGGGGCAATCCGGCTTCTAATATTCTGAAAGGCCACCTTCTTGCGGCCCTTCCGATTCCACCAGCCGTCATAGGCTTTCGCCTGATACTCGAGATCTTTCTCCGGTATTCTGACTATGAACAAAAAATCAGACATGAATTTCCAATCTTCGGGACCGTAGGATTCCACCGTTGAGTCCGGCGGAGCGGTCGGTCGGTGATTGAAGCGCGGATCGGCCCCAACAATGTCCTTCAGCGAAAGTCCCATCTGGTTGATTTTATCTCGCACCGCCATGCGCAAGGCGCGCTCTTCGTCGGATAACGCCGCCGGTTGCTTGCTCGTCAGCGTCGTATCGGTGGCCTCCAGATACTCCAAAAGACCGGCCCATTGGCCGCCGGGCCTCTCGCGAACTATAATCGCCTTGACCTCCTCATCACCGCGCTGAACAAAGCCCCATTCCAGGCGCAGGCCGAAATAGCCCTTGCCATAATGTTGGTCGATAACTTCGGCGGCGTCGTTAAAGTACCGGCGAAACCAATCCATCTCATCGAGATCGGTGTGCACATGATACGCCTTGGTGTAGCCGGTGGCCGACATTACCCAAGGCTTGGTGGCTAGCCGCTGCTTATCGGAAGCGGGTGCGTAGGAGGATGATCTGGGGTGTCTGTCTTGACCTGTGCTTTCGTCATCGTCCGAACGGTTCCCCAATTTCATCAATCGCGGCGCGGAACAAACCCCTAATCCCCGCGATTTAGAGGCGGGTCGGGCGAGCGAGCAAGCTCGGCCTTTGGGGCCTGTAGCCCCTCGGACAACCTCTTCTCTTTGCCAATCGTCGAGTCAGAATTGTCTTCCGAACGAGACGCCGAAGGCGTCGTGTAAACGGAAAGAGGTTCACTTGGAGGTTCATTAAGAGAGTCTGACGGCATTTCCTCGCCGGTAGGTACCGGCGAGTATTTGCCGGTACCCAGCGGCAAATTGTGCTGTCTTTTGAGCCTATCCCTGATTTTATTTATTATCGCCAGAGTGTCTGGTTGATTGCAAAACCGGGTTTCAATAGCCGGCATTACGGTGTCGGGGATTAGCGGCTGATAAATCGAGTTATCCCACTTCCGTTTTTTTCTATTCCATCTGCGTTCACGTCTAAAATGACCTTCTGAATCCAGCCTATCCAATGACCGCTCAATTGTGCGTTTGTGTGCATGTAATGGGGCTTTAACAGTGCTGACACTTGGAAAACACGTATAACTGAGATGATTCATATAGCTTAAAAGATTGCCCATCGTTCGCAGATCAATGGCGCGGAGATTTGGGTTATAATCAACCGCAAGCCCGCATGCCTCTTTATAGATTTGAAATTCTCTTGCCTTGACGTTTTCGGCATGATCGCTATTATTCATTTCGACGCCCCTCAACGGCGTTAATGTCATGGCCCCAATTAGTAGCGAGGCCTGTAAATTCGGCGGCCGGGGTTCGCGCCTCGGCCGCTACTTTTAGTGGATGGTTGACTCGCCCCGATCCAGCTTGGCCATTTGCTGTTGCCGGCGCACATCTTCCTCGACGGCTATGCGGGCAGTTACTTTCTGATAAAGGCCGTCGAGCCATGCCAGCTGGGCACCGCTGAGGTAATACTCAATGCCCTCGCGCTGTGCCCGGTCACGCCGATCGTGGACATCGCGCGCGAACATTGCCTGATTGTGGAAGAGCAAATCGCAGCGGCTCAGAATGACACTCAGACGCTGATCCACTTCAGCCCAATCTATTTTGATGTGGCGGCGTTCAAGCAGCTTGAGTCGTTGATGCTCGGTAGCGCAGGCACGCTCGGCGCGGCAGTTCGGACAATATTTCTGATTACCATTTCGCCGCGGAGTAACTTGTCCGCAATCGACGCAAACCAGATCGCCCATATTCTTCGCCACCATTAAATCTCCCATTTGTTTGTTAGCCACTGCGCCAAAAAGCCGTTTCCAATCAAATGACGCCGAAACGGACGTTAGTCTCCGCAAGCCATTGACTTAACTTGTTGACGTCACTTCCTGCTGGTTCTTTTTCACCTCGGGCACGACCGGCCGCCCGAAGGCTGCCGTGCTGACGCACGGACAAATGGGATTCGTCGTCACCAATCATCTGTGCGATCTGATGCCCGGCACAACGCACCACGACGTTTCGCTCGCGGTCGCACCGCTTTCACACGGCG